TGCGGAGCTTAGCAATAGCCCTCCAGGTAAACATAAGGCTAAGATCAATGCGCATCTTTTCTCCCTCGGAGAAAGAGGCATAGCTGAAATCGTCTCTGTAACGCGACTTAATAGTTTCATTAAAGTTTTCATCCAATTCGAACTGGACAAAGAAGTCCATCGCTGCGAGGTATTTGTTGATCAGCTTGTTCATGATTGGAACATACTGCTTAATGATCTTCGTCTTGATACCCGTGTCCTTGAGCAGAACACCTGCAACTTCAAGAACCTGACGATGATGTGTCAATTCTTCTTTGCGATTCTTAGTATGCTTCAGATCATTCTTATACTTATCGACATCTTCGTTGCTCGTATCGATGGCGAGAGTATTATTTTTAATCGACTCGATCTCTGCGTTCAGTGTCTTGATCGAGTTCTGCCATGAACGTATGTCTGCATTATGACCAGTGATTTGTGTGTTCAGTGACGTGATCTGAGTGTTGATAGTAGCGATCTCGTTCAGACGAGTCTCTATGTTTTCCATCTGTTTCTCGATCTCGGCCATGGCAGCTTCAATCTCACCAGTCTTAGTGGTACGATTGTTGATCCACTCTTCTTTGAAACCATGATCGATACCTTGACGGCATGTCGGGCAATTGTCATGATCGTGGAAGAACGAAATCTCTTTCTTAAACTTCCGGATCTTGGTCTCGAGATCTGTTTCCATTTGACGTAGCTTCAGCTTACGCTTCGATACCTTGTCATGATCTTCGATCTGCTCGCTCAACGATAGGATACTATCAGATACTGTCTGAATAACAGTCTCAGCCTCGGCTACACGATCTTCGAGTTCATCGATCATACCTTGCTTGGCCTTGATCAGTTCATCATTGTTCGTACGAAGAGATACGATATGCTTTTCCGCCAACTCGATCTTATTCTCGATCAGGTTGATCTTATGATCAGACTCATTCAACTCATTACGATTCTCGATTACCTTTTCTTTCAGAAGAGTGTTCATCGTACTGAAGATTTGAATGTCCAGAAGATCTTCGATGACTTCTCTTCGCCCATGAGCTGGGAGCTGCATAAAGGGCAAATAGTTTGCAGAGCCTAATACTACGATCTGGCTGAAAGATTTGAAACTTAATTTCAATATCTGCTTCTCAAAGTAATCTTGATAATCTTTATTGGAGCTATTTTGATTTAATAGTACACCATTTTGATAGATCTCGAACAGGTTAGGTCGCATACCTCTTTTCACAAGAAACGCGTTTTTTCCTATCTGGAACTCACATTCAACCAAAAGGTTCTTATTTGTCATGGAATTTAAAAGCTGCGGCTTATTGATGTTGCGGAACGCTTTACCGTACAAGACATAAGACAACGCATCCAAGATCGTAGACTTGCCTGCGCCATTTTCACCAAGAATGAGTGTAGATTTGCTGCGGTCCAACTGGACCTCAGTCATCTGATTTCCAGTCGACAGAAGATTCTGCCAACGAAGTTTATTAAAATGAATCATTATTACTCCACGCTTAAAGCTTCACCATACAGCGTTGTTAAGAAATTGTACAATCTTTTTTTATCGACTGGAGTATCCCATTGATCGACTACTTTTGTGAGGATTGTAAGCGTATCTTCCGCTTCATTGACAATGTCACTGTCATCTTCCAACTGAAGATTGAGATTGTCTTCGACCACTTGGATATCAAGAGCACCTGCCTTTTCGAGTCTGTCAATATATGTATCGAACCAGAAAGGATTGTTCTTGTTCTTCACAATGACCTTGACGTAGTTACCTTTGACGGTACTGAAGTCGAATCCATCGATCCATTCGAAGTTAGGCCATTTGGCATCATCGTAGAACCACTTTTGAAACATCCTATAAGGATTCTGTACGAACGTCAGCTCACGGGTGTCTGTGTCAAATATATGAAAGCCCCTTGGATCATCATAATCAGACCAAGACATTTCGTAGGGTGCGCCGAGATAATTGACATTACCGCGCGTGGACTTATGATGGAAATGCCCACTGCACACGACATCAAACTTATCAAAAAGGCTAGCGCTAAATCCATGATCATTTACTGCACCTTTGTACATTTCGAAACCCGCGAGCTCGAGATGCCCAAAAAGGATCTGCGCGTGAGTGTTGTTGATGAATTCCATCGACTCTTCGTAGTTTCCTGAGCAGATCCACGGGAGGACTGCGATGTCGGTGCCATCAATATTAACATTAGTAGGATCAGAATAGTAATGGATATCATAGGTCGAATGCTCGAAGAGCTCCCTCATAGAGTTGACTTCGTTTGTGTTCTTGAACGAAGTGTCATGGTTTCCAACGATAACGTCTAGTCTAATTCCTGAAGTGTCACAGTGTTCGACGAATTTTCTGAGATGTCTGGCGGTGACAAAGTTGATGTACTTGCGTCGATCAACAATATCACCAAGATGGAAAATGCGAGTAATACCATTGTCCGAAAGATATGGGAAAAAGTAATCATAATAAAACCTATTAAAATACTCGGCGAAAGCAGCAGAATCTCCACGTGCTCCCCAATGAGTGTCAGTGATCAAAGCAATTTTCATTTAAACCTTCTTGACTTTCTTATCATATTCTCGTAAACACATGTCACAGAAGTCACGAATGTTTTGGAGGTTAATCATATAATTGTAACGTGCTGTCATTGAATTCTTTGGATCGAGCATGTTTTCTCTGTACTGCTCAAGGAGAGGTGGGATATTATTCTTCATCGTCGTCGTCCTCAATAAACTTTTCTACGCCCTTCTTTTCAACTTTCTTGGGCGGTTTCTTTGCTTCAAACTTTTCTACTAATTCGCCTAGCTTCTCTGACACATTGATGAATGCTGCATTGAAATGCGACTTATCTTCTGGTGCCATGTCCACGAGAGTATTCATGATCATGCTATTCTCAAAAGCTTTATGCTTGATATACGTATGCTTCTTTTCTTTTTGAATTCTACGTAGGAATGCATAGTAGATAATCTGAGTGAAGTAAGCAAACGGATTAGTAGATTTTTCTGGGTTAAAATTGTGAATGTAAGTCAAACAATTTTCAATACCATCTCCGACCATTTCTTCTCGGTACGAGTATCCGATAAAGTTAGGTCGAGTTGATAGCCGCTGGGCAATAAGCATGATGCACTTACCCACATATTCTGGAATTGGGGGTCGAGGATCGCCATTCTTTTTGGCTTCTTGACACGTGTTCCAGAACTTGACCATCTCTGTATAAAACAACTTATTGTCGATATAGTGGGTGGTCGGCTTCTTTTTAATCATCATTTAGACTTTCTCAATTTACTGTATCTTTTCCTACAAACCTTTGAGTCATGAGTTTCTTCAGTCTTGAATCCATCTCATTCATATCCTCAATGGTCTGCTTAAGAATCTTATCAGTTTGGTGTTTTACGGTGTAATCGACTAGGCGCTTGTAATATTCTTCCATCATATCTGATGGTGTATAGTTATACATTACATCATTTTTCTTTATATGTACACAGTTATCTTTCGAAAATGCTAACAAATAATCCATTCGAATGCCGGATCCTTGCTCTGTGTCATCGACTATTTCCATCAGGAATGGATAGTGAATTACATACTCAGATTCGAGTTCTTCGAGATCTCCGACAATCGTATCGCAGCTAATAAGATGTATTACTTTAATCATAACTAAACCTTCACGTTGTAAATTTCGTAGTCAAACTGCTCGGCATCATAGATCTTGGTTCTTTCAAGGAAATGTTTGAGCGTAAAGTTTTGATGGGATTTATAAGACAGATCATCGACGATATCATATAAGATGGCGCCGTGCTCTTGTTTCTCTTCATGCAATCGAAGCATACGACCGATGGACTGTAGAACCTTGATCTTCGACTTCGATGGAGAAGCGGCGACCATATGATGTAGTCGATTGATACTCACACCTGTCGATGTCGTTCCTAGCGAGGCGAGGAGGGTGGCGTTTTCTTCTTCTTCGATAGCCTTACGTATAGACTCTCGCATATCACCGCTAACAGAGCCATCGATGTAAAACACATTATGATTAGCACTTCTTGTGAAGAGATCATAGAGTGTTTTGCCATGATCCACAATTCGAAAGAAAACAAGCTTATTACCCTTTAGTGAGAGTCCGAGATTGCGG